GCGCTGGGTCTCGCGTCCGATCGTCGGCCGCTCGCACGCCTCGACGCTGCGCGCGATCAAGCGGGACCGGGAGGAGGGGCTGCTGTGACTACGGAAGTGATCCGCACCAAGGACCAGCTTCCGCTCGTGATGCGCCGCGCGTGGAAGGCGCTCGAGCAGGTGCTGGACAAGGGGGTCCCGGTGGAGGTGAGCGTCCGGGTGCACAAGCGCCGGAAGACCTCGAGCCAGCGGAACACGGTGCACCTGTGGTTCGACGAGATCGCGCAGCAGACCGGCCACACGGCGGCGGAGATCAAGGAGATCCTGTGCCAGGAGTTCCTCGGGTCGGTCGAGACCGAGATCGTCTCGCCGAAGACCGGGGAGGTCATGGTCCGGTCTCGTCGTCGGAGCACGGAGGGCCTCAACCGCCAGGAGTACAGCGAGCTCATGGACCGGGTGTGGGCCTGGGCCGGGGAGCACGGGTTCGTGCTGACGCAGCCGGACCCGGACGTGATGAAGCGGTGGAGGGCGGCGTGATCGAGCACGTCCCGATGCGTTTCGAGATCGACGAGCACGGCGAGTGCTGGTGGGTCCGCGAGCACCCGACGGAGCAGCGCGTGATGCGGCTGCGCGCCTGGTACTCGTTTCCGCGACGGCCGCTGCCGACGTTCGAGCCGCCGCGCCAGTGGCGCCCCGAGGAGTGGTTCGCGCCGTGCGCTGACTGCGGCGGCACGGAGCTCGAGGAGCGCGCCGGCACGGACCGGTGCACGTCGGCCTACGTCGCCTGCGTCGGGTGCGGTGCTCGGTCCGCGAGGTACGCGTTCCACCCGGAGGCGTGGGTGGACTGGTTCCATCGGCAGCGCCGGTCCCGCGAGGGACGCGCCTGCGTGGCGGCGATGACCGCGGCCGCCGTCGAGCCGACCGAACAGCTGGGGCTGTTCGCATGAACCTCCCGCTCTTCCCTGAGACCTGCCGCTGCGGCCGTCCTGTGGACGAGTGCGCGTGGCTTCCGTGGTGGTACGGAGACGATCCGTGCGAGCTCTGCGCGTGATCCAAGGCAAGCCAGAGCGCCGCGGGAGGCGACGCGGGCGTCGTGCCGAGGACGCGCCGGAGGACACGGCCGGCCGGATGGCAGTGGCGACGGTGGCCTTCTGGCTGGGTCTCGCACTGGGGCTGCTGCTGTGAATCTGCGGAGAGCCGCACGAGGCCGGCCGTGCCAGCTTCGTATCCCGGGCGTCTGCAACCGGAGTCCGGACACCACCGTGCTCGCGCACATTCGTCGAGGTGGCGTCGCTGGCGTAGGCCAGAAGCCTCCGGACATTGTCGGGGTGTGGGCCTGCTCCGCCTGCCACGACCAGCTCGACCGTCGGCCGCACGAAGTCCCCGACGGGTTCGTCCTCGAGGCGCTGTGCCGGCAGCTGGCCTACTACGCCAAGGAGGGAATGGTCCGATGGTAGTCATAGCGCTCGACCCGGGGCCGGAGCAGACCGCGCTCGTCGCGCTGCGACCGGATGGTCGTCCCTTCGAGTCGACCATTGGCAGAAACGCCTACATCGCGGAGCTCCTCGATCTGATCGCCGCGGACCCCAGCCTGGGAGCCCCGGTGCTCGCGGTCGAGATGATCGCCTCGTACGGCATGCCCGTCGGTGCCGACGTGTTCGAGACGTGCGTCTGGATCGGACGATTCGTCGAGCGGTGGGGCGGGGAGCACGCACTGGTGTACCGACGTGACGTGAAGCTGCACCTCTGCGACTCGCCGCGTGCGAAGGACGCGAACATCCGCCAGGCGCTCATCGACCGCTTCGGCCCTAGCAAGCAGGCGGCGATCGGCACGAAGAAGGCGCCGGGACCGCTGTACGGATTCAAGAGCCACCTGTGGGCCGCGCTGGCTGTGGCGGTCACCTATCACGATCGGACCGAGGCGCAGAGGAGAGCGGCATGACCGAGATCCCGTACCCCGAAGGCACTCGGGTCGTGTACGTGGGGCCCGTCGTCGAACGCATCGGGCTGATCGGGACCGCGCTGGCTCGCACGATCGTGCCGAGCGAGCGCGACGTGTTTCGCAGCAAGGTCACCGGCCACGCACGTCCGCCCCGACCGGACGAGATGGGCCGACTCTATCAGCGCGTGCGCTGGGACAACGGTCTGGACGTCGACGTGCAAGTCCGACATCTCCTGCCGCTGGAAGGCGGTGACCCTGTCCGCGTCGAGCACCTCGAGGAGCAGGTGGCATGAGCACGGCAGCCTGGAGTGTCCCGATGGTCGAGATCACCCCCATGCACTGGGCGCTCTGGGCCTACCTGTCGCGCCAGCGCTGGGAGCGGGAGGCGGGGATGCCGTCGGGCACTCTGGCGCGGTTCAGCCGCGTGAAGCGGGAGCCGACGCTCTACGACGTCTACGCGATCGGGCCTGCGGACGAAGACCTCGCCGAGGCGATCGGCCAGGGCATGCGATGGCTGCGCGGCCGGGACCTCCGTCGGTGGTCTGCGGTCAACGCTCGGGTGCTCGCCGCCTCGGACCATGCGCGCATGCAGCGCCTCGCCGACCGGTGGGACGTCACCCCGGCCCGGGTGTCGCAGCTGGCGACGGAGGGGCAGCGTCTCGTGGAGGCATGGGTGGAGCGCCAGTGTCCGACCTGACGCCGATGCAGCAGCGGGTGCTCGACGTCATCGTCCGGCATCTCGAGGACACGCACAGCGTCCCGAGCTCGGCGCAGATCGGTCGGCGCCTGGGCATCAGCCGGCAGACCGCCTACGGCCACCTGCAGAGCCTTCAGCAGGCGGGCTGGATCGAGCGCGCAGGCAGCGCGTACCGCCTCACCCGGCACCGTCTCGCGGTCGAGAGCGCGTGGGACCGGTCGTCGGGACCCTGACACGCGTCAGGTACACGAGCCCTAAAGTGCCCCCGTACAGTTCCCGCATCGTAGGCATCGTGACCCTGACCGAGGCCCTGGGTGGATTCGTTCCCTCGGGGCCTCGTCGCATCTGCCCGTCGCGTCACGCGGCAGTACGGCACGGATGCTCCACACACGGACCTGCGAGATGCGAGTGACGACGAAGGAACAGATCGCCGAGAAGGCTGCGGACGCCGCAGCCGTCGGAGCCGTGGCGACCTGGGCAACGTCCCAGCTTTCGACCTGGACGGACACAGCGCACTTCGTGGCGGCGTTGCTGGCCATCATCGGCGGCGGGGCGTCGGCCTGGTACCACATCGTCAAGATCCGCGTCCTGCATCGGAAGCTCCGGGAAGACCCGTGATCGAGCTGCTCCAGATCGTTGCCGGCCTGCTCGCCTGCTCGGGCGGTTTCGTGACGGTCCTGCGCCGATGGTGGGAGCGGCTGCTCCGCGCGGCGCACGACGACGACGCGGTGTGCGGATGAACCTGCTCCAGGTCGTCCGGACGTACCTGCAGCCCGGCCTCGACCTTCTTCCGCACCGCATGGACGGCTTCGAGGCGCGCCGCCTCCTGCTCGCCATCGGCCTGCAGGAGAGCCGCTTCCTGTACCGGCGTCAGCTACCGCAGGGGCCGGCCCGAGGCTTCTGGCAGTTCGAGCCGATCGGCGTCCGCGGGGTCCTCGAGCATCCCGCGACGCGCCCGCTGGCGCACGACATGGCCGCGATGCTCGGGTACGAGAGCGCGACCCCGCAGGAGCTCTGGGCGGCCATCCAGCACAACGACGCGCTCGCGTGCGTCTTCGCGCGCCTGGCGCTCTGGCGGCACCCGGACCCGCTGCCGCAGACCGCGCCGGAGGGCTGGCGCTACTACCTCGAGATCTGGCGCCCGGGGGCACCGCACGAGCACACCTGGGCGGGATTCTGGAAGGACGCGAGCGAGGCAGCGGCCTCGTCTGCATCGAGACTGCGACCGGCCGAATACGGCCCCGGATAGGAGATCCGCATGACGCGCTACCGCAAGCTCATCGCCGCGATCGTCGGCCTCGCCGTCGTCGTGCTCGGCCCGTCGTTCATGGGTGTCTCGCCGGAGGGGACCCTGATGGGGATCCCGGCGGAGCAGGCCGTCCAGACCATCATGGCCGTGGCCACTGCTCTCGGCATCTGGTCGGTCCCGAACGACGCAACGTGACCCGTGGACTGGCTGGCGTGGTCCTTCGGCAGCCTGGGCCTGCTCGCCCTGGTCTGGCTCGCCTTGCAGTGGCGCCAGGACGCGAGGGACGCCCAGCGCTGGGACCAGGCCAGGCGTGAGCGCGAAGCCGGGGAGCGGCTCCAGCGCGAGGCGGAAGAGAGCGATCGCCGCCTGCGCGAGCCTGGTGCTGTGGACGGGGTGCTCGACCGTCACACCCGACCCGACTGACGTCTGCGCCTACTTCCCGGCGATCACCATCCCCGCGAGCGAGCGCGAGGTGCTCCGGAGTGCTCCGGTCACCTCCGCCCAGCTCGCGCGCTACCTCGATCGACGCGACGCCCTCTGCGGGCCCTGAACCGGAACGGAGACCGACACGATGCGTGCAGTAGCTCTGCTGGCGGCGGCACTGATCCTCGCCGGCTGCGAGATGGCGGACAGCTCCGGCAGCTTCACGCTCAGCTGGACGCTCCCGACGACGAACCTGGACGGCTCTGCGCTCGACGACCTGGCGGGCATCCGCATCTACGAGGTGGAGTGTCCCGGCACGATCGACGCGACGTTCGGCGAGAGTGCCGTCGATGGTGCGCAGATCACGCTGGACGCCACGTGTTCGGAGGCCTGGACCCGGACCGCGCTCGCTACGACCGGCCCGGACGAGACCAGCTACACCGGTACGGCGAGTCCCGGCTGGCACTACTGGGCGGTCACCTCGTTCGACACGTCCGGCAACGAGTCCGGGCTCAGCAACGTGGGCGGCAAGAACGTGCTCGACCAGCTCTTCCCTCGTGCGCCGTCGGACCTGCGGGTGGAGTGACGTCCCATGCCGGCAGGACGCCCCACCAAGTACCGGAAGGTGTACTGCCAGCGCGTCGTGGAGCTCATGGAGGAGGGCAGCAGCCTCACGGCCGTGGCGGCGAAGCTGGGCGTGTGCCGCAACACGTTGCTTGCCTGGCAGGCGGAGCATCCGGAATTTCTGAGCGCCTGCACTCGCGGCAAGGCTCTCTGCGCTGCCTGGTGGGAGGAGCGAGCGAAGGACGTGGCCAAGGGGAACGGCGGCCCCGGGGCCAGCACCATGATCCAGTTCGGCCTGCGGAACATGGCGCCGGACGAGTGGAAGCCTGAGCGCATCGATCACACGTCCTCCGACGGGAGCATGGCGCCGCCGGCGTCGATCCACGTGCACGTGCACAGGCGCGACGAGGAACCGACCGAGGAGTGAGCACCGCTGCGCGCCGAGGCCCCGAAGTGCACTTCGACGTGCCCGGGTGGTGGCCGGAGGTGTTCCAGGGAGACGCGCGGTACCGGGGCGCCTACGGCGGTCGGGGGTCGGGGAAGACCATGACCTTCGGCCAGACGGCCATCATGGAGGCCCTCCGCCTGCCGCTGCGCTTCTTCTGCGCGCGGGAGATCCAGACCTCCATCCGGCAGTCGGTCCACGCCGAGCTCGCGGCCATCGTTCGGGACAAGGGCCTTGAGGGCACGTTCCGGATCACGGACCACCGGATCGCGAACCGCCACAACGGCGCGGAGTTCATCTTCGGTGGCCTGCGCCATGACCCGGAGGGCCTGAAGGGCCTGGCCCGGGCGGACCGAGCGTGGATCGAGGAGGCCGAGGCCGTCTCGGAGCACTCTTGGCAGGTGCTTCCGGCGACCATCCGGCGGCCCGGCTCCGAGATCTGGCTCACCTGGAACCCGGTCAGCCCCGACTCGGCGACGCACCAGCGGTTCGTGAAGCACCCCCCGAGCCGCGCGCGGATCCGGAAGGTGAACTTCGACGAGAACCCGTGGTTCCCGGCGGAGCTCGAGCAGGAGCGCCTCGACGACCTGCGGCGGGACCCGGACCTCTACGCGCACATCTGGGAGGGGGAGTTCCGGACCCGCAGCGACGCCCAGGTGCTCGCCGGGAAGGTCCGGGTCGAGGGGTTCACGCCCGGCGCGCACTGGGACGGCCCCTACCACGGCCTCGACTTCGGCTTCGCGCAGGACCCGACGGCGGGGGTCCGGTGCTGGATCGCGGACCGCCGCCTCTGGATCGAGCACGAGGCGGTCTCCGTGGGCCTCGAGCTCGACGCCACGGCGGCCTTCCTCGCCGAGCACATCCCCGGGATCGAGCAGCACGTGATCCGGGCCGACTCGGCGCGGCCGGAGTCGATCAGCTACCTGAGGCGGCACGGGCTGCCGCGGATCGTAGGGGCGAAGAAGGGGCCCCGCAGCGTGCAGGAGGGGATCGCCTTCCTGCGGAGCTTCGACGAGATCGTCGTGCACCCCCGGTGCCGGGAGACCACCCGGGAGGCGCGGCTCTACAGCTACAAGGTGGACCGGGTGACCGGGGACGTGCTGCCGACCCTCATCGATGCCCACAACCACTGCATCGACGCGGTGCGGTATGCCGTGGAGCCGGCGCAGCGAGCCCAGGCGCAGCCGCGGATCCGGGCGCTGTGAGGGCTCCGGCCGTGCGCTACGTGCAGTCGACCGTCCGGGCGGACTCGCTCCGGCCCGGGTACCGCGGCGCGACGATCGACTTCACCTGGAAGCCCTACGCGGAGCGGCGGGGAGAGGACCGACAGGCGTTCGACGCGCTGCGGGAGGACATCCGCGAGCACGGGATCCGGCATCCGCTGGTGACCTACCGCGGCCGCGTGCTGATCGGCATGCGGCGGTGGGAAATCGCGCAGGAGCTCGGCATCGAGTTCGTGGCGGTGGTGGAGATCCTGGACGCGCTCGAGACGTGGCGCATCGACGAGGTCCGGCGGCTGCGGGAGTGGCTGCGCACGCAGGGCTGGATGGAGTGACGCATGGGATTCTGGTCCGCCCTGTTCGGCCGCGAGGCCCCGGAGAGCAAGGAGTCGCGGACCGGCCCCGTCGTGTCCATGTGGAACGTTGGCCGGCCGGTCCACACGCCGCGGGACTACGAGAGCTTCGCGAAGGAGGGGTACGAGCGGAACATCGTCGTCTACCGGTGCATCTCGCTGATTGCCGAGGCGGTGGCGACGATCCCGTGGCGGCTGTACCGCGGGGACCGGGAGGTGGTGGACCACCCCGTCCTGGGCATCCTGGAGCGCCCGAATCCCCAGCAGTCGCGCACGTCGTTCCTCGAAGCGATGGCGAGCTACGACCTGCTGGCCGGCAACGTGTACGTGGAGAAGGCGATCGCCGGCCGGAGCGCGGAGCTCTACGTGCTGCGCCCGGATCGGGTCCAGGTCATCCCGGGACCGCGCGGCTGGCCGCAGGCGTTCCAGTACGCCGCCGGGGGCCGGAAGGTCCGGTTCGAGGTGGAGCCCGACGGCACGTCGGACGTGCTGCACCTCAAGCGCTTCCACCCGCGGAACGACTGGTACGGCATGTCTCCGCTCGAGGCGGCGGCCTACGCGGCGGACCAGCACAACGCCGCTGGGAAGTGGAACCTCGGGCTCCTGCAGAACGGTGCGCGGCCTTCGGGGGCGCTGAAGTACAACCCCGGCGACGGCGGCGAGCCGCACATGCCGGAGGACCAGTTCCGGCGCCTGCGCGCGATGCTCGACGAGCAGGGGTCCGAGTCGCGCCGCACGGGGCGCCCCATGCTGCTCGAGGGAGGCCTGGACTGGGTCCAGATGATGCTGTCCGCCGTGGAGATGGACTGGATCGGCGGCATCAAGCTCTCGGCCTCGCAGATCGCGCAGGCCTTCCAGGTGCCCGAGCAGCTGGTCGGGGTCGAGGGCCAGCAGACCTACAACAACTGGCGGGAGGCCCGCCTCGCGCTGTTCGAGGACGCGGTCG